TCCTGCAAGCGTGCGGCATCAAAGAGTTGAGTCTCCACCGCCTGATACAAATCATCGGTGTAAGTTGATGTTGTGGTGGGCATCGACATGGTATAAGAGACCATGACGGCACCACCACGATCCACTAAAGTGGCAATATTCAACGCCTTAATACCCATGGACACACGACGCATGCCAATGAAATTGGACGCAAACTCTGTATTGCGTGGGTGGGCATAGACCGCCCAAGTCTCACCCACACCAGCCTTCTCATCCTTGGCCGTCAATTCGTAAGTCCATGCGCCACCGTTGGCATAGTCGAAACCATACACAATAGCGGCGATATATTCCCCGGTCGCCTTGCCATCATTTGTGATAGCAACTGGGTCAAGAGTATAACGATTGACCCACCGACCGGTGGTGGAGGGGAAAGGGCTTTCCTCAGGGAAGCGAACACCTTCCTGACCCCACGGATCGTAGAGGCTAGCAACATACGCCTCTGCATTCTTCATCATGTCCTGTCGTATGGCAGGGACCCCCTGCGCTTTGCGTGCAGCGAGTCGTGAAGGGACCTTGGCCTGGCTTGGCTTAGGCACCTTCGAGCGGGACAAATTCTTTCGAGAAATCATTCCCAAACGGAGTAAGCTTCAGGTGACGCCACTGGTGCGACAGTCCAGTGTTCAGCGTCATACTCTGACGGTATCTCAACCTCACCCTCCGGAATGAATTCCCAATGTCGCAACATCTCCTCAAGGTCCAACTGTTGATCGATTGTGACACCCCAAGCGCGCCAGAAAGAATATCTGGCGGCGTCCGTTATGGGCGCAGGGTTAAGTTTACGGAGCATTGTGAGGTGGTGCTCCTTCAACTCAGCAGACAATCTATGATACATATCATCAGTAGTGCTTAGGGCCAGCTGTTGTGTAGTATGGGCATTTCGCATGCATGCAAGGGCAAACTCCTGCAAAACAGGCACTCCCAAATTCAACACCAATTCAGCCAACCCAACCGTGTAAATCAACTTGCGACGTTGCTTGCCGCTAGTGACATACTTAGAGCCACCTAAGGCTGTACTAAGCACCTTGGCCGGGTTCCGCACAAATTTATAAACCCCAGGCCGGACCTCTACCGGGCGCGATTGACACCACTCGATCTTCTCCAATTCGGTGGCTTCATTCTCCAACTTGATCTCCATGCCACACTGCAAAAACAGTGGTGCAAGTTGAGCCTTGACACGAGCCAAGTCAACAGACTCAATGAGCAATAGGCAATCATCACCATCA